CATCACCGCGGAAGTTGTTGGCGCAGGCAATCGGGTAACGGCATACGCCGCTTCGCTGATTGCGGTCGCACGAAGGGTGCTGGCAACCACGTTACGCTGCTGCGTCGCCGTGGCGGTGGTTTTACTGTCCGTTTTCCAGACGCCGCGCGGTTGCAAATCGCTGCCGAGGCTGACACCAGAAAGCGTTTTGATCATGGTGACCAGGTCGCTGGCGTTACCATAAAGGCGTTTCCCGGTACGCCACATTTTCTGCACCTGCTCAACGAAATTTTTGCCTGACGATGGCGGCGGCAGAAGTACCGAGATATCCCCCTGCAACAGCCTGGCGGCATCCGATACGGCAGAATCCACCACTTTCATCGCATCAGAAACATACCCCAGCATTATGCTGGCATTACCGATAACGTCGTTCTGCACGAAATCCGCCACACCATCGATACTGAAACCGCTGAAGCTGTCACTGATGCAGTCATCCAGTGCAGAACAGGATGACATCAGCGTCTGCGCCGTCGCCGCACCTGATGTGGGGTAAGAGAGTTCTCCTGCTTCGACAAACTTCAGGTCAAAGCGGACAATACGCCCTTCACTTTTCGATGTGCTGACCCGAACTTCCCCGTCAACACAGACTTTCAGCTCACCATATGTCGGGTGGACAAGCGTGCCGGGACCTGGTTTATTCAGCGCTTCAATCAGGCGATCGCGCTGGTCAAAGCAGTCATCTCCCACCACATAATCCGTGATGGACGGGCGAAAAGTGATTTTCCCCAGGTCTTCGGTATAGGGTTTGTCGCGGTTCGGGTATTCATGTGTTTCCACACGGCGACCGGTTCCCGCACTTTCTTCTTCAACCTTAAACGGCACGCCGCGAAATGACGCGTCCTGAAGCCTGTCTTTCCACGTCATATATACTCCGAAAATTAAAAAGCCACCTATTAGAAGGTGGCCTTGTAATGAATTTTATTAATTAGCGAGTCAGAAACAACGAATCTTTATACTTTTGCTGTTGTTCATTTAAATACTTAGCTGTTTCATCGCTGGCAAATGGAAATATTACCGTATTTTTAGGCATGGTAATTTCTTTTTTGTCCAGCGTCAGAGTAAACATAGGAACATACTGAGCAGAGTAACGCACCGCAGAAACGAGCTCTAGTTTAGACTCTTCAATAACACTTAAATTATCCAGGCTAACTTTCTCTTCATCTTTTTTCTTTGACGCATTTAAAGTTTTTATTACTTTATTTAATTTCTCCTGAAAATCCTCCTTAAAGTTTTCAGGATTGCCGTCGACAACAAGAATCTGTTCACCCTGATTATCTGGAAAAATAATCTTTGCACTTATCAATTTATTTTCTTTATAAACATCACCAAGTTTTATGGCTCCTCCAGATAACTGAATAATATGTTCATCTTTAAAGGAGATGTTGCCAGAGATTATGAGAGATGAAAAAATAGCCGCTGCTCCAAGAATTACACTTGCTGTGATATAGCCTTTCATTTTTCGCCTATTAACATTTTTCTAAATGTGCATTAATTCTATCACTCTATTTATGACTTACAACCAGCAATACCTGTGAGGGGAATCCTGGCTACCAAAATCGGGTATAGCCAACATCGTGATTTATATCAATGCCACTGGAGCGTGTTTCCGTAACCCGCATACCTGGTGGCATATTTATAAATGATACCTTGATCTCACCATCAACTTTTGGCGCGGTAGCTTTATTAATCATGAAGGGATTCGGACCTGTGGCACCGGAGGCGTTGTTTGCCTGAGCCGGATCCACCTCCGGATAAGGAGTGTATCCCCGTGGCGGTATTCCCGTCCCATAAGCATCATAAGCACCCGCGCCCCACTGCGCCGAGTTAATGGCATCGACCGTGTCACCGGAACTGTCGGTAAACCATTCAATAATCGGCTTCAGCTTATCCCACATATCCTGAAACCACTTAACAACCGGTCCCCAGTTATTGATCACCATCCCCAGCGGCGACCAGGCAAAAACCTTCTTCAGAAGTTCCCAGCCAGCCTCAAAATAAGGACTAATGGTTTCCCAGAGCTTCTTAAAATAAGGTCCGACAACATCCCAGTTAGTGATAATTAATCCCGCAGCCAGGGCAATCGCCGTCGCAATCATGCCAATCGGCGTCATCGACATGATCCTGCTGACGATACTGATGGCACTGCCCACGCCCATCAATCCCAGTTTCAGAATCGCAAGACCGGCAGCAAGCCCGACGACGCCGCGAATAACCCGGGGATTTTCATCCGCAAACTTCGTGAATTTTTCCCCTAACTCCCCCAGCCATTGCGTGATATTTTTGACGTCACCAGAAAATGCGCCGCCAATAGCCGCAAGGCCGTTAGTTGCGGTCCCCGTCATTGCCTCCCACAGGTTGGACAGCGTACCAAGCTGGGCCTGAACACGTTTATTCAGGCTGGCCTGTTTATTCATCTTCTGCTGGATCTGATCGTAACCATCCTTTCCTTTATCGATCAGAGCATTGACCACCTGAAGGGTTTCGGCATCATCACCAAATATTGCCTTAAGTACACCGGTTCGCTTAACGTCGGTCAGTTTTCGCAGCTTTGCCAGTTGCCTGAACATGTTATCAAGACCGCCAAAACTCCCTTTGCCGTCAGTAAAATCGAGCTGTACCCCGAGTTTCTGGCGGGCCATAACTTTATTAACGTCCCTGATTTTCTTAACGCTTAATCCGGACTGGATAACTTTTCGCAGGGCATTACCTGCCGACTCCCCGTTCATCCCCATCTGATCCATCATGACGCTGATGGGGGCAAGGCTCTGTGCAGCCTGAAGACCGTCCTTGTTCACCATCTTCAGAACAGAACTGGTTTTAGTGAAGAAGGACAACATGTTGGTATCGTCAACGCCCAGATAAAACGCCTTCTGGATAGTGTCGAACAGCCCCATCATGTCTTCTGACGCCGTTCCGGTAGCATCCTGCATCTTTGCAGCAAACTCAGCAGCCGCTTCCGGTGTTTTTTTCAGTTGTACCGCAAGATAAGCTGTCGCTTTACCCACACCGCCAAGAATATTTTCTGCCGGGATCCCCTGACGCACCAGCATCTGCATCATGTTCTGGAAATCAGCCGTTGTACCGGGTAGCTGGTTACCCAGGCCAATAGCCAGTTTATTGATGTCCTGAAAGCTCTTTCCGACCTCGCCGTTCGCATCCATCATGGCGACTTTCAGCCCGGTGGCGGCGTTTTCCTGATCGGCATAAGATTTCAGGGAAAGCGTCAGACCCGCTGCCAGTCCGCCACCAAGCGCCAGCCCACCCTGTGATGCTTCTTCCGCCTGGCGTTTAAATCCCCGGATTTTCTTTTGCATTTTCGACAGCGCGGGAGAAAGTCTGTCGACACCGGTGATCAACGCCTTAAGCTCAAATTCAGCCATGTGTGCGTTTCTCCTGCTCTATCCTGTTTGCCTGACTGACCAGCAAGGGAATTTCACTGATCGGCATATTCAGCAATTCGAAAGGATTAATGCGCCAGTAACTGGCGCAGTCAAAGAAGCGATCAGTGAGGTATTCAGCCGTCAGGCCTGGAGGAAAAAACCGGCCACAAGCCACGCCGCTGCATTCAGGTCTGCCGGAGACATCTGGTCGACAGAGTTTTGCGGCACTTTCGCCAGCCGCACAATGTATTTCGATACCACATGCGCCAGAAGTCTGACTGACTCATCCTGATTCATCTGGTAGGGATACCCCAGCTCGCGGACATCTTTCCCGGTGGGCTCATCAAACTCAAGTACGGAGAGTGTCTCGCCATGAGCAGTAATCGGTTTCTTTAACTCAAGCTCTTTCATTACTGGTAATCCCCTTCTTCACCGTGGAACTCAAGATCAACCGTGCCTTCTTCGGCATTATGGTTCGCTTCGCCGTGCAGCCAGGCAGACGACAGTACATAGACCTGACCGTTCGCCAGCTCGGCAGTGATGGTCATCTCATCAGACGAGGTGATTTTGCTCACCGGAAAATTCTTCGGCACCTTGAAGGTCCCTTTGACATAGGGCGCACGGTGAGTTTCCTTGCGGTCCACTGAACCGTCCAGGCCGATGATGTCATCATTGACCGTCCTGTTCATGGGCACCTCAATGCCGCCGGTCAGCGATAGCTGCTGACCGTCAATTTTGAAATAACAGGTTCCCCCGATACGGGCCATTATGCAGACTCCTCTGAATACTGAAGACGGAACTGGTTAACCACGGCAAAGACACGCAACTGGTTAACATAGTCAGGCGGGAACAGCGTGTTCAGGCGGTTCGGATCGCTGGCATCACGCTCCACAACCAGGTACTGCTTAAACAGTTCGTAGTTTTCCACGATCCCCGCACGCTCAAGCTGACGGTAGGTTGCCAGCAGTTCCCCTTTGATCACCGCCGGGGTGACAATCGCCTGACCGGGACCAAAGCGGGTACCGTCACTGGCAAGCTTGTGACGCCCGTACTTACTGGTAATGACGGATTTCAGTTTGCGCAGTACATACGCGCTGGTATGCAGTGTCTCACTGTCGAGGTAGCTGTTATCCGCAACCCCGTAAGCGTTTTTCCTGTACGTGGTGACATCACGCTGAATGCGCAGTACCCCGCTTTCGACATACGCCGTTGCCACGCCATGAGACAGCAGGGTCTGTTGTTCGGTCATCGTGAACCGTTTCCCCTTCGGCGCAGGCAGCATACCCACCAGCTCACCGGTCTGCGTGGGACGTGCCGGATCGTTGCGAATAAACACCGCTGCGCGGGCGGTACGGCTTGCCGCCAGTTCGTCGGCAGGCGTCTGGGTCTCTTTTTCGTACCCCGCCAGGGTAATGTGCTGCTGGTTAAACTGGTCACCTGCGGTCACCAGTTCTGACAGCGTGCCGATCTTTGCCGTATACACATGACCATACAGCTGACGCGCATAGCTCCAGCGACCGCTGGTATCGTTCATCTCGGTCACCAGCGTGTTAACGGAGGCCGTGTCGTTGAACGGCAGGCCGATATAATCAAACGGCTCATCCGCCATTGCAGCCACCGCGCCGGTGAGAACCGGAGCACCCGTTCCGGCGGTACCCGTCGCCACGGCAATCTGTACGCCCGCTGGCAGCACTTCGCCCCCACCAAAGCCGTAGTAATTGAGGCTGACAGGAATTTCATTCCCGCAAAGCCCCTTATGACGCGCGGTCAGTGTGACCACACCTGCCGAAGATGAAGCCGTAAACGGCAGGGCCGGAACGGCATTGATGGCATCTTTGATACTGCTGGCAATCGTCGTGACGTTATCGCCGTTGGTCACCGGAGCCTGCACGCGGGTACGTCCCACATAGACATTCACCGTGCCGCTTTCGGTTGCTTCCCCGGTCACCGTCAGCGTAACCGTTGCCGCCGCGCCTGTGGCTTCCGGAACGGCAATCACATACAGCTCACCAAACGGGTCGGTCTGGCGATAAGCCTCGACCATACGCGCCAGCTGACTTCCCGCACCACAAATCTGGCGTGCATAGTCTGCCGACGGCATCAGCACCAGACTGTTGGCAACAATCTCTGCACCGTTACTGGCATGACCAATCAGCAGCGATGCTCCGCTGTCCTGTGCAGTATTCGCCGCCTGGTTATCCATTTCCGCATAAAACAGCGGAACCAGCGTATTCGACGGAATGGTGTTAAAGCTTATCGTCATCGGTGTTCACCTTTTTATTCACGCGCCGGATATCACCCGCTGCTTCACGGCGCAGCCAGTAGTTGTTCTCGTCAACATTTCGCCCTTCGGCGGGCAAAAGGTCGCTGCGGGCAGGGTCAGGCACTGACCGCCCTTTAACAGGTTTCACAAACATGAGGATCCTCAGGAAGGAATGGTTATTTCTGTGTGATGTTCGATATCGCCGTCAGGCCCGTTACCTGGATCGAGATAATCAACATCAATCGCCAGCGTTTGCAGTTCATCCAGACTGTTCAGATCATCCTGCTGGCGGGTATCGTCTTCAGTCAGCTCGCTGATGACCGAAAAATCGAACTGATAAATCAGCTCATGACGATTCAGATCCAGCAGCGTGCCGCCGTCATAGGTAATCGGGTTACCGCACGCCTCCGGGTTCCAGCCCAGCAGAGCCTTAAAGAGCATCTGCCGGACATCGTCCACCACATCATACGAGGCAAACTGACCGCGCTCATCACGCCCGTTACTCAGTATGACAACCACGGAGAAACCCTCTTTCAGCGCCTGCCAGTAGTCGGTCTGGCTTTTGTTTTCTCCCGGAGAATCATCACCCGGTACAACATATGCCGCCGGGAGTTTCAGCTTTCCGACCTCCGGCAGATTTTTGAACTGGGCCGCACCTGCAACCCGGTTTTCAAAATACGGACAGCGGGCACGCAGTGCAGCAATAACAGGCGTCAGTTTCATCTGTGTCGTCGCTCCGGCTTCAGTGATTTACGCAATTCCCGCGCCAGAAAATAGCGTGTCCAGCTGCGGTTCTTTTCAAGCGTTTCCATCATGAAGTTATTACGTGGAGCCAGTCGCCAGCCGCTGCCACCGGATGCACCACGATGATGGCTGCGACGACGCTTTGCCCCTCGCCTCACGCCATAGAACAAAAAAGCCGGATAAAAATCACCAGTGATACGGCGGTTTCCCTCTCCATTACGCTGGTTAGGGGCTATACGTGCCATAAAACCAGGGCGATGTTTACTGGCTCTGGGTACCATGTAACCAATCGAACGAGCCAGGCGTCCGGTCTGATAACCGGGGTTTTCACCCGGTGCCGACCGCGCACGGCGCATCACCAGCCGACGGGCATCACGCATATGACGCTGACCAATCGTGACAAACGCCCGCCGGACACGGGCGCGGTTAAAGCGCATCTCCGTGGGCTGCTGAAAATCAACGTGCAAAAAGGAAGTCGCCATTGCTGCCTCCGTGACTCTGCCTACATTCGCCCAGCTCCGTACACTCTAGCAGCAGAAAGCGCCGCGCTCCGTTCAGATCGCGCTGACGTTTCACCCGGTACACACTGTCACCGCAGACCACCTCATAATCAGAGGTGATCCCCCGGCGGTAACGAATGGTGATGTAATGGGTGATGGCGTCTCCGGTCTGCGCGGTTTCCTGCCAGGTGGTGGCACTGGTCTGGATAACCTTCGCCCATGTACTGAACGCAACCGGGTATTGAGGCTCCACGCCAAAGTTATCTGCGGGCATATCCACCCGCTGGCGGATCAGGACGCGTTTATTCAGTTCACCGGGGTCCGGCAGAATGTAGGTTGCGCTGGTCTGTGCCTGGCTAATTTTCATTGCGGAAAGTACCTGTACGGGCTGACAAGCCAGCCAAAACTCTGCGGCATGTCGAGTTTCTCCACTTCCGTAACCGACGAGCGGTTTTCGTAAAAGTGGCTGATAAGCATCAGCATCCCAAGACGAATATCATCCGGCAGGTGCAGCCCGTCCGGATCGCTGTCCGGAATGGATTCATCCGGTGCATAGAGCTTCCGGTTCAGATACGTTTCCGTCCGCTTTTGCGCCGCACAGGCCAGCAGTTGCAGATGGCGGTCATCGGCATCGAAATCCTCATCCAGCCGGAGTTGGGCTTTAATCTCTTCCAGTGTCAGAAGCATTCTCATCCCTCTTTACTGGCCGTGGCTTTTTCTCTTTTGCCGCTTTACTGCTTTTTGCACTGGTTCCGCGCTCTGCTAACCCGGCCTGAAGTGCAATCTCCTGCACCCGGGCAGGAAGCGCCCCGTCGTCATACTCACCGGCCCGAATGACCTCAACACGCATACCGTCCGGTGACCATTTAAGATCTTGTTTCAGGATCATGATTCTTCACCCTTCAGAACAGGGGGCGCGGAACCGCGCCCATGAGCGATTACTTCTCTGCAATCTTCAGCAGTTTGATGGCCTGCGAATCGACCAGCATTCCGCCGGTGCGCTTGGTGGTATAAAAACCGACAAACGGTTTATTGGTGTACGGGTCACGCAGAATGCGGGTGCCGATACGGTCAACGATGGTGTAACCCCGTTTGAAGTTACCAAATGCGATGGCTTTCGCATCCGCAGCAATATCCGGCATCTGTTCGTTTTCAGCAATACCGTACCCCAGCAGAGAAGAAGGCTGCCCCAGTTCCAGCCCCGGACGCCACAGATAGTTACCCTCGTTGTCTTTCAACAGACGAATGGCAAACAGGCTGTTGTTGTTCATCATGAACTTCGCGCCAGTGCGGTGTGCCTTACGCAGCGTGTAAATCAGTTTGATAATGGCGTCTGCGGTCACCGCAGTCGCTTCGCCGGATACAATATGCTGAAGTTTGCCGAACGCCCGGACCTTATCGGTTTCATCAGTGGATTCATACGCCAGGAACCCTTTCGGCTTCTTGGTGCCATCGCCTGAGGTAAAGGCAATTTCTTCCTGTTCGGCAAATTCGGTTGCCAGCTCGCTGTTGATCCATGCTTCCACGTTGAAAAAGGCATCATCCAGCATTTTCTGGGTGGCCTGCGGGTTACCGTAGATTTCCCCCATGAAAGGTTCAATCAGGCCCAGTTTTGAGGTGGCAGTCTGGGAGCGCGCGTCAGTCTCGCCAACCCATCCGGAAGCCGTGCCGCCCAGATTCACCAGTTTTTTGTAGTCGGAACCACCAATGGTGATCACCGTGGCTTCCTGACGCATCACCACTTCATCTTTCAGCAAGGTCAGAATGTTGCGATCCAGCGCTTCCGGCACGGCATAGCCGCCGTCTTCATCGGTGCCCACCTGTAATGCCTTGCGCTCCAGATCGCGCAGACCATCTTCACGGCCTTTACGCAGGAAGCCCACAAACGCTTCTTTATGCTCGGTGGTCAGTTTATTTTGCGCACCACCTGCCGGACGTTTCAGCTCAAGCAGCTCTTTTTCAAGATCGCTTTTGAGATTTTCCAGCTCGCTGAGTTTTCCGTTCAGGGTTTCCACCTGCCCGGCAAGTTTGCCTTTTTCCTGCTCAATCGCCTCAACGCGCTTGTCGTTCTTTGCTTTGAAGTCGTCAAACTTCTGCTGCAGCTCCTGCGCGACCTGTTCGACATCTTTAATATCAACCGCCATCGTATTTCTCCTGATTAGAAGTTCAGATTTTTCAGTGCATTCAGTGCAGAGCCCACATCCTCAGCGTCGCGCAGGGACAGTGCGCCATAGCCCCCGGCCATGAATGCTTTGGCCTGGGTACGGGAGAGTCCGACATCACGCAGGACTCTTTCGATTTTTTTCTGTTCGGGGATTTCCCCGCGGGCCAGTGCGTTCTTGACGTCGCTGATCCGCGCCTCGTCGTTAGACGGGAACGTCACCAGGCTGACTTCCCAGAGGTCGATTTCTTTCAGCAGAAAGGCTTCTTTGCTCCGGTCGTATTCCCAGTCTTTCAGGACGTACCCAATAGAAAGGCCGGTTAACGAACCGGCCTTCATGTGTGCATGTGCGCGTTTTGCGAGGGGATCATCATCAATAAGCAACCGTCCCCTGACGTAAAGCCCGACATCGTCTTCCTTCATTTCGGTGTAAACACCGATGGGTTCATCCATGCGGTGCTGCCAGAGCAGCGCAGGTAACGCTTTTCTGTCACTCCACGCCCGCAGGGAAGCAGCAAATGCCCCGGACATCACCACATCATCGTGGCTGTCCTTTACACCAAAGACGGAGCCATACCCTTCAAACTCACCGGAGTCACTGACAGATTTCAGACTCAGCGGTACATCAAGACGTTGTTTCGTCTGCATTGGCGTTATCCTTCTGCTTACCGGCTTTACTGCCATCGGAGGGTTTCGTGGTCATGTTCATCGGTGTGAGATAGACATCACCACCGGGTCGTGGATTCATATCTTCCAGGTCGCGGCAGTCATTGGGAGAGTAAATTCCCCAGTTGATCCCGGTGGCGTAGGCTTCAAAACGGGACTTCATATCCCCGCGCAGTAACGCCCCGGCGTTAAATTTGGCGTAATAAACGCCCTGCTTACTTTTTCGTACCAGTCCGGTGTTGATCCGCTGTTCGATGCGGGTCAGATACGGCACCAGTGAATAGTTGATAAATCCCAGCCCCAGCTCTTCGATATTGTTGAAGGTGGCGCGATCGGTGTTCTGCACCATGTGCAACGGCACCCGGAACAGACGACAGATTTCTTCAAGCTGAAACTTGCGGGTTTCCAGGAACTGGCTGTCCTCGGCGTTCAGCGCCATCGACTTCCAGTCCAGCCCCATCTCAAGGATCATCGGGCGGTGAGCATTGCCAAGCCCGGTGTGACGCTCCTCAAAATCTTTCTTCAGGCGCTCATAAGCCTGATCTGACAGCGTCTGCTCTGTACGCAACACACCCGACGTCACCGCGCCATTGCTGAACAGTCTGGCCCCGTGCTCTTCGGTCGCTGCCGCCAGCGATATTGCCTCGCGGGCATAGGCGATGGGATTCAGCCCCACCAGTCCGTCCAGCGTCAGCGTGCGCACATGCCAGATATCCTTCTGGCTCAGTACATCCGTGGAGCCATCCGGGAATGTGACCTGATAGACCGGCTCCCAGCTACTGTTAAGCTTCGGTACCACACAGCCGGGATCGACGGGCAGCAGTTCAGCCACTTCGCCAAATGCTTTCACTTTGTAGGCGTAAAAGTTTCCCCGCAGGCACAGACAGGTGACCACCAGCTCCCAGAACTCCTGCGGCGTCATATAGCCATTGGGATGCGTGGAGATCAGCTTATGCAGACGTTCGCCAGCGGCTCTCTGCTTCAGACTGCCGTTCAGGTGATACAGGTTGCAGGGCAACATCCCGACCGACTCCGCCAGCACCCTGACACAGGAAAAAACCGCCGTCAGTCGCATGGCCCGCTGGCTGCTGATCTGCTTTCCGGTATAGGTGTCGTAGGACAACCCGATAGCATCCGCCAGCTCTGCTGGCGTGGTCACCGGTGCGTCACTTTTTCGTTGAAATAATCCCGAAAAGAACACTATTTACCTCCGCCGACAGACGACTGTGTACGGTCGAGATATCGCGCCACCAGCCACGACCAGAACAGACACAACGCCCCGGCAACAACAAACCCCGCCGGGGGATAAATCAGCCAGGCACCATACGCCAGCAAAAGCGCCCCCAGCACGCCCACCAGAGGCGCGAGAATCAGCATGATCATAATTACCTCAGTTAAAGCGAGCGGATCCCATAGGACTCAATGTGGTCAGACAGCGTGTCTTCTTTCTCGTACAGCATGGCTCTGCCAACCGCCATAATCAGCGCAACTGCACCATCGATTTTGTTTTCCGCCTGCTCTTTGACGGGCTTCACTAAATCATCGTTACCCGGAATGGTTTTGCCGACCACATTGCCGATACACCAGGTCATGATGGGATTGCCGTCATGATGAAAGCGTCCCGATTCAATCGCTGCCTCCAGCTCTTTCATCGGGTCGGACATATTGGCGAAGTTCTGGACGATAGTAACGGGATTCAGGTCTTCATCAGCAAGGTCATGTGACAGCCCGGTCGCTCCGAAAGGGTCGATGGGTGACTCACTGACCGGGCTGATTTTGTTCGCCGCTTTGGCCTCTTCGAGGATGTAGCGATAATCCACCTCTGCACCATCGGTAACGGTCAGAACGCCCATTTCCACCCATTTCTGAAAGCGTTCGGCTGTCCGGCGATCTTCATTTTTCTCGACGCTGTACACCGTGTCATACGGTACCCAGAAACGCGGGGCCACACTGTAGTAATGCGTTTTACCGTCAATCTCGCGGGTATAAAGTCGCGCCATGCTGTTCATATCCAGCTTACGCGCCAGGTCAAAGGCCAGAATGCACGGCTGCCCCTCGAACTGCTCAAGAGTCAGTGATTTATCCTCGCAGCTCTGCCAGCTCACCAGGTTGAAATACGCCGAACGCGCCGACACCCAGATATTGAGGTGTTTTGTTTTAAAGACGTTTGCCAGACGGGCGTTATTTTTCGCACGCTGCTGCTGACTTAACAAAAATTCGCGATAAACCGACACGCCAATATTTGGATTGGCTTTTTCCAGCACCTGCGGGTCGGTCCAGTCGTCACCTTCATCAACGGTATAGATGATCCCGAACAGTTCATCGTTAGGCACCGAGCCGTTGAGCATCTCGATGACTTCCCGCCGCTTGTCGTAGCACGGCCCCTCAATGTTGTACCCGGCGGTGGTGATGGCCCACATCAGTGGCTGACGTCGCGCCCCCATCCCGGTAAGCATTGTGGTATAAAGCGCATCGGTGGCATGCTCGTGATATTCATCAACCACGGCACAGTGGGGTGATGAACCATCACCTGGGTTGCCGATCAGCGGTTCAAACCGCGCGCCATCCTCCGGACGGTTCATGTTTGAGGCGTTAACCTCAATCCCGAACGCTTCCGTCAGCATGGGTGTGCGTTTACACATCAGTCGCGCCGGGCGAAAGACTTCCCACGCCTGTTTCTCTGTCGTGGCACCGGAATACACTTCCGCGCCAAACTCGTTATCACAGGCAAAACAATACAGGGCAACACCGGCAGAGATTGCTGATTTGCCGTTCTTACGGGGGATTTCGGTGTACACCTCCCGGAAGCGGCGCAACCGGGTGCCTTTATTGACCCAGCCAAACGCACAGCAGATCACAAATAGCTGCCACGGCTCCAGCGTGATGGGCATCCGTTTGAATGCCCACTCCCCCTTGGTGTGCGGCAACAGCTGAATAAATTTCGCGGCCCGTTCAGCCAGGTCCTTGTCGAAGCGGTAACGAAACGACTTACTTTTTTCCGCCATCAGGTCATCAAGATGGCGCTGGCAGGCCTGAATCACAAACTGGCAGGCAACAATCTTTCCGCGCACGACATCCCGGGCATACTGATTTGCAGCATTTACGTTGGGGTAAGATTTCCGGCTCATGATTCGATGATTTTCAGAAACGGGTTAGTGGCTTTCTTCTTCCCCGCCAGGCCAATCAGACGCTGGCGGCTGCTGGGGTCGAGTCCGAGCATTGCCCCCGTACTGCTCATCTCGGACTCCTGTTCTTTTTTGGCAGTCAGCTCCGGATTTTTGACCATACCGCCCATTGCACCGGTGATGGTGTTGCCCTGTCTGGCAATATTTTTCACGGCACGTCGCCAGAACTCGTAGGCCACGCACCACCGCTCAAGCACCGCAAGGTCAGTCACGCACAGCAGGCCCTGACCGCAGAGTTCTTTAGTTGTCAGTTGCCACATGATCGTAGCGAGAGGGAGATCTTCTTCAGCGAACCACTCCGGTGGCTCAACACCTTTGATGGGCGTAAAAACAGGTTCATCTTTATTCAGGGCTCGCTTGCCGGGGTTTCCGGCCAGCGCCTTGCGCGCCGTTGGCTTGGGGCGACGCCCGGAACGCCCCGCCGTTCCAGCCATATGCGGCACTCCTGGTTAAATTTCATTTTTCGCGGGTATAAAAAAACGATGGGGCGGGCAGTCCGGAAGACGTCAGGTCACAGAGATTTGACCCGCCCCTCCCCTCAGACAGTTGAGAATTATTATCACTTAAGTCGTTCACGGGCCGTCTTCGCCTTATGACACGGCCAGCACAGACTCTGCAGATTACAGTCGGCATCAGTGCCGCCATGCGCTTTAGGGATGATGTGGTCAACGGTTTTCGCCTCACGCACCACACCAGCACGCAGACATAACTGACACAGGCCTTTGTCACGCTTCAGGACACCCGCGCGGATACTGTCCCACTTCGAACCATAACCGCGCTGATGACGGGATTGTCCTGGCTTGTATTGCTTCCAGCCCTCGCTTTTGTGGCTTTCGCAATAGCCTGACGGATCAGTCGTGGTATTGCGGCAACCGCGAAAACGGCAGGCTTTTGGGGTTCGTGGTGGCATTTATATCCCCTCTTTGGTGCACGCTTACAATGCGTAAAAAAGCCTCGCATTAGCGAGGCTCGTTTATATCTTGAAGGTGAATACTTATTGTCTTATCTATCCACGGGAAACATTAAGATTATTACACCCGTTAGTTGGGAAATAAAACAAAATGCAGGTGGTTTATTTATTCTTTGCTGATTGCTTTCTGAATGGCATCGGCTAATGGTTCAATTAAGCCAATAGCTGCTTTTAATTCCTGTTCAAATTTTGCACTTGTAGCCTGACCACCTGCAGAAGAAAGTGAGGCCTTAACTAATTCAAGGGCAGCTTGAACAGCTATAACCCTCTGTTTTTGAGCTTGAGTTACAGGCTGAGCACCTATTCCTGAAGGGAAATAATTCTCTAACATTACAACCTCCGTATTAAAAAGTGAGGTTACACATTACCCTTAAGATTACTCTTAGTGAAGAGGTATCTCATAATTATCACCCTTACCAATAACGCTTGATGAAATTTGTAATGGACTGGCTCTTATTTCAACGCAACCACTTACCGCGCGCCAGATGCTTAACCTCAAACATTAGCAATGAGATGTTTAATCTGAATCCACTCCAGAAGTAATCACCACTCTGTCTACAGGGCCTGATGTGAAGGATGATGAGTAAAATTATCGCTATCATCGAAGGCATTGCGTCCTGATGTACTCCTGCAGGTAGTTAACCTGTGCGGTTATCCTGTCGATTCCACTTCGGAGACGGTAATAATTGAGTTCAGCATCTGCTGTAAGTCCTGGGCTTTCTCCATCGCCCATGCCGCTGGCTCTGGTCGTTGATTTTGCACAGGTGGCGGCGACTTGCAGGCGCTTACGCCCAGAAGAAACATCAGCACGGAGACTTTCGATAGTCGCGTTAGCATCAGCAAGCTCCTTTGTGTATCTGGCGTCAAGTTCTGCTACGTCACGTTGACGCTTCTGCATATCAGAGATAGTCGCCATAGCCGAATCTAATGCCATAGCATTCTCATCACGCTGCTTTTTGTATTCGATGGCTTTGCTGTGGTAATAATTTGCTGAACAGATAAAAGAACCAATGACAGTAACGAAGAATGCAGCGATAACCAGCTTATAGCTCAACTTCATTTACCACCCCGCCAGCCTCTTTGAATCGGGCAATCAGGTCACCGATTTTATGTTCATACTGACCGTAACCAGCGCCCGGCAGTGAAGCCCAGATATTGCTGCAACGATCGATAGCCTGACGAATATCGCCGCGATCAATCATCGGTAAAGCGCCACGCTCTTTAATCTGCTGCAATGCCACAGCATCCTGGCTTTTTGGAGAGAAGTCTTTCAGCCCAAGCTGCTTGCGGTAAGCATCCCACCAGCGTGAAAGAAGTTGATAACGGCCTGCAGCTGTTGATTTGAGTTTGGGGTTTAGCGTGACAAGTTTGCGAGGGTGATCGGAGTAATCAGTGAAGAGTTCACCACCGACAATAATATCATAACCGTGGTTACGTGTCGGTTGTCGCCCGTTATCCGTTCCTTCTGACCATGCCACCATATCGAGGAAAGCTTTACGCTGAGGATTAAGATTTTGCATTTTTCACCCCTGTCAGTCGTTCCCAGAAGTACGTCAGTGCAACCGAACCCATCGCACCACTAATCCCCGCTGTCGCGAGAATCATGTAAATACTGAATCCACTTTCGATGCTGATCAGGCCACCAATAACACCGGTGAATCCTGATACCACTATCTGAGCCAGAGCATTTATCCAACTCCACGTTGCTTTACTCTGCTTCACATCTATCAGGTAGCGGACCAGACCGCCCCAACCTGCGATGATCAGCAAAACGAGCCAGAACGCTCCAGCAAGATTCTCTTTTTCGTGCATATGAATAGCCGCAGTTTCGCCTCCGACAGAAAATCGGAGCGTGAAATGATATGTTGATTTATTATTAATTCGAAAATTACATTCTAATTCATCAGGCATTGATGATTTTATAATAATAAAGGCCGTTCGTTACGGCCTTTATTATTGATATTTATTTTACATCCCAAGGTAGTTCCTCAAGAGAGAAGACTAATTCATTATCAATGATTTCGTATTCTGCATAACCTTCAACCTCTCCTGAGAAGTTATTGTCAACGCATCCTTCATAATAGCTATATGGTGCTATAAAGTGAAACCCATATTCATCTATCTCTGTGATTTCAAAATTGTAGTAATCGTAAGAATATCGAATATCATCATCAGAAATAGAACTAAGTACATAGTTATTAAATTTATCGGAATGCTTAACGATAAGCTCTGACAACGCGTCAAGATTCTCTGGAGAGATATTTCCTAACGGTAATCTGTACTCAACGGCATTAATCATACAACCTCCTTTTTAACTGATATGAGGTTATATAATGTGTTTCAGTACAAGTAAATAAAAACCCGCTCAACAGCGGGTTCGTGAAAATTATCAACGGCAGACATACAAAGCCCATCGTTGAGAAAATCTTATCCATATTTTTTGAAAAATGCAAGCTTCATGTCGCCATCTTCGGCGAAAATCACTTATCTCGTCACCTTTCTCAATTGCGTTTCAGCATATGCTTCTTCCTGCCAGCACTTTGTTACTAGTTTATCAATTACGTCTGCATATCCTTTGTACCACTGATAATCAGTCAGGTCTGGAACCAGCTTCTGGACATGACGTCGTGCCAGTGTAGTTGGTAAACGGCTAAACCGGTTTCCATTGCAACGCCCACAAATCTTATAAACAGGCGTGCCATGAAGCCGGGTCCTTTTTTCATCCAGGACAATACCTTTACCCTTACACCCTCTGCACGCTGTGCTGACTTCTCCCTTACCATGACAATGCTGACATAGTTCCTTCACCCACTCTTCCTTGATAACAGATTCCCCGCTTCTGGAGTGTTTCACCACCTCGCGCAATACATTATGAAATCCAGTACCAGCACAATGCTCACAGCGAGCCTTACTTGCCGCAGACCTGGAATAATCAGCAAAGGCAAAATTCACAAGGTAAGGAATGATCTGTAGCCGGGTTTCTTCACTCAATTTATTCAATGTCGGGTTATCCAGTGCCATCGCGTAATTGAGCAGACCTTCAATCGCAAACTGAGGATCCTGAACACCAACTTTTGCCAGGAATAAGGCAAACCCAAGCGGTGCTTTCGACTGCACCATCCCCTGCGCAGCCATCACATCCGTAATCGTTAAACCACCAGAGCCTGTCGCCGGTGCGTCATCGCTCAGTTTTGGAGATTTCGGGGAGTAATATTTCGGTAAGGCTTCAAGGTTCATGCTCGTTCTCCACTTACGCCAGTACGCCTATTGCCAGCGCACGATCGATAAAACGAAATATCAGCTCCAGCTGGGAACCATACTTCTCTTCAAATGCCACGGTATCCGCATGCAGCTCGTCGTGATGCTTTCTGCACAAAGGCAACACAAAGAGGTCATGCGCTTTTGTACCCATTCCCCCCTGACCGTGGCCTATCAGGTGGTGGGGATCATCAGCAGGCTTTCCACAACATGCACACGGCTGTGTCTTAACCCAGCGTGTGTACTTTTCATTAACCCAGCGGCGACGTTTTGGGCGTAACATAAAAGACTCCGGCGACTCCGGATCCACTTTCAGCGCCAGCACCTTTTTCACCTTATCCTGGATGATGCTGGTGGCAGGAACCGAAGGCACAAGGTCACTTTCCCGGGTGACAGACGGCACAACAGGCTTCGGTAATCTCAGTGCCTTACGGGCTGCACTTTCCGGTAAGGCATCCGCCAGGTCATTACGAATCAGCCACCAGCACAGTTCCGGCATTGTCACAACGTGACTATCATCAAAACCGAGATCCCGACGCACAACAGACAACACCCAGCGGGCACAGTTATCCGTTGCCATTGATTCCAGCCGTTCCGTGAACTGATCGCGCAGCTGTTTATCGCAGTGCCAGCACAGACGGATTGCGCCCGGCGCGTGTCGCATTGTTGTCATGTTCTCGCTGTGCCAGTCGGAATGAGGCCACTGGCAGCCTTTTTCACGAAGTAACCAGCTTTCAAGACATTCCACGCCACCAGCACGACGGATCACTGCCTCATTGCGGAACACGGCCCGAACGTCAGGATCATCCGCCAGCGGTTGTGATGCCGCCGGAACAGCACCACTGGCGAAAGATGAATAACGTTCCGGCTCAGGCTCCAGCAGGACACGCCCCTGCATAAACAGGGGCATCAGCTCTGAACCTGGTCTGAACAATACGATCCCCATACGCGGGGCAATTTCAGGGGTCAGTAGTGCTCTCACGGTCACCTCAATGAACGGTATCGAGCAGCTTTAACAGCTCAGGGAATCGGGATTCGAAGAAATGCGGCTGCGTCTCACGCGGATTTGCGGGACTGGTGATATTCTTGCCGAACATGCAGCCTTTCGCTGTCAGCGACCAGAATTTTTTGATGTTGTTAATCGCTGTACGGCTGTATCGTTCGCGCTGTTCGACGATCCCCAGCTTCGCCATCTGGTGATATGCCTGATTAGCCGTAAGGCGGATACCATACTGCTTCAGCAGTGCACTCAGTGACAGCGTGGGGCGGCTTGAGCCATCAGGCGCGTCAGCAGGAGCATCAATGGCATAGCGCGGTGCCAGATTCGGTAAGCCAACAGCCTCCTGAAGTTTCTGACAGGCTCCAAGCACTGAAGAGTTAGACAGATTTAACTCCCGGCGCATAAAGTCCAGCAGAATCACACCAGCCTGCATCTTGTCAGCAGCCTGTCCGGATAATTTTTCCGGTGCGCTGGTTACCATGTCGAAAGTACGGATCACCTTCAGATGGAATGACGGGCTGATCCACATTGCATAGGCATACACCAGTTCTTTGCAGACATACGTCCCCTGGTTATTTCCGCCACGAATAACGTTAACTGGCTCTATATTGACCGAGTTGCAAATCTGCAACTCGCTTATTAAACGCTCAGTTTGCTCATTGCGGAGCCAGAATGCAGGCTTATGCTTATCCAGAGAACCGGCAGCCCTGTGCAGATCGTTCAGGCTGTAACGCCCATAAGCATCACGACGAACTTCAATACCATCAATGACCATCAGATTATTCATACTTCGTTTCTCCTCTTAATCAGGCGGCTGCACCCGCCGTTTTCTCGTACTTACTGATAGTGATCTCGACCTTCCCTTCCGGGATAACCGGTCCCCACTCCACCAGCATTCTTTTCACCTGACTGTCGTCTTCCCACACACCCGCGTGGGTCAGGGCGTCAAACAGCGCCTTGTTATAGTTGTCCAGATCGCGGATCCGGTTATCCGGAGGAAACAACACGATCTCCACTGAAGCAGGTGCCGACGTTGGTTTTGGCAGACGACGTAACTGCTCAACTATTGCTGCACACGCCGCGCTCTGGAATTTGCGCCCCGCCGCGCTTATCAGGCTCTTACCTGCAAACGCCCCTTTGTTGGGGTGTCGCCAGTACGTGTTCACGCTGGGCGGGAAAGGCAGAATCAGCTTCATACTTTCAGACCCCTCTCATGTAACCAGTGGGCTGCACGCAGCCTGGCGTTTTCCTCACCGGCAAGCAGTGAGCGGATAATCCCGACCGCCTCGCTGTCGTCGTCCTTCACCGCGGTATGAAGCGTTATCCCCCGGGCCACACCACGCTTTATCGTGATGACGCCTTTTTTCTCCAGTGCGCGAAGATGCTCCACCGCTGCATTCACTGAACGATATCCCAGCATGGTTGCCACCTCCTGATTGGTTGGCGGAAAGCCACGCTCTTTCTGGTAAGAAATCAGCATATCCAGCACCTGCTGCTGGCATTGAGTTAACGTCGTCATGCCGCCATCTCCCTGACCAGTTTTTCCGCCTGCTGGCGAACCTGCGCCAGAAAGGCCTCACCACATGCCTCAAGTTCATCGCGCCCGATGTAGCTGATTGCCGGTCCCTTCCAGGTCTTGTCGAAAACAGCAATAGCACCAGCGAAGAAAGCGCCTGTCGGTACCTGCTTCTCGTCTTTCGGGATAAACCAGACAGGCAGTTCAAAACCAATACGCCCGCGAATAAAAGCAATATGATCTGCATTTTCCGGCCACCACACTTCGCTGGTGGCAGCTTTGATCAGGAAAACATAGCGCCCGCCTTTATCACGCATGGCACTGGCATGCTTCATGATGTAACGCATGCCGGTGATGTATTGCCCCTCATGCTGACTGGCGCGGCTGTATGGGGGATTACCAAAGGCAGCACCTTTAAGCTCCGCAAGACGTTCTGACCAGTCATGCGCCAGCGCGTTGTCTTCCGCCGTGTAATACGCGGCACATTTGGCGTTATCACCGTCAGTGAACAGATCCAGAACAAACGGGCCAAACAGGGTGTTAATTCCCCAGAAAATGTTGTCCGGCGTGCGCCACTGATCGCCCACTTCCTTCAGTTCATGGGCTGGTTTGTTCCGCAGTTCCACCAGCGCCTGGCAATATTTATTACTCATTAAGCCCCCACGTAATTCCCTGACAGATACCACTCTTCACCCGATGCAGCGCGCTTGCTGCTTTTCCGTAAGCACCGCTCACGACGCGCCAGAAAATTGTTTCGTTCTGGCTGGGAGTGGCTTTCACGGAATGCCGCCATCCACACCGTTGCAGCACGACGGTATAAGCCCCTGGACTCCAGTTCTTCCGCCTGGCGGGTCAGGCACAAAATCTCCCGCGGGTCGTTAGTGCCGACATAGAAATTGCGCACAGGTCTGGTTTCACGAACTGGTTGCGGTTCCGCCTCCTGCGCTCTCTCAGTCAGGCGCGGGAAATGTCTGCGTGTATCCCCTTCACAACGGTGAGCCACACGACCACTCTGACGTAACTTGCTTGCTGACTGCAGAACGCGCTGCCGTGAGTAACCTGCAAAAGCATCCGCAATGTCTCCGGAAGTACACCCCGGATGGGCTTCAATGTATTTCTGAACTTCATTCAAAAGACTCATGATCACCCCCTGAATCCTGCCGGGATCTGGCTGTAGTCCACGTTGTCGTAACTGGCTTTGAAGTACGGGTCTTCGCGTTTTTCGGTGTACGTGCTGACGGACGGCGATAAGCGCAGGGAAAGCTCATCCCATTTTTCCCGCAGCTTCGACGGGCTGAGCACGTTACGGCACCAGAACGGATCGCGGCTGACGCGGCTGTACATCTCGCAGATTTGTTTGTGAGTACGACCATCCTGCACACACATCAGGCGAATTTCGTTTGCCCAGGCTGTCCAGTTCGGTTCTTTGGGACGAACCACCTCGCCGTCACATTCGGCGGCCTGCTCGTACAGGGCGATGATTTTTTTCCAGAGCCACTGTGCGCAGGTCAAATCATCCTGCGTTCCCCACTGGCGCTTTTTAGGGCTGAATACAACCGCATCAGGATGGCGAGTTAAAAACTCCTGTTCAGCCGTCTGCGTGTCCGGTTGCGAAGCGTCCGGACGAGAAGTTTTTTTATCTGACGGATCATGTTTTGATTTTACTGACGGATCCCCGCCAGATTCTGACGGGTGAAAACCCGCTTTTTTGCCAGATTTCGACGCATCAAATTTTGACGGGTCAGATTTTGATGCGTCAGATTTTGACGGGTCAGAATCTGACAGTTGAGAAAATGCCGCTGCCTGAAGCTTCGCAACGTTAAGCTGATAAACATTCGACGCATTGCGGTTACCCTGGCGACGCGCCTTACGCGTTAACCAGCCTTCTGCTTCCAGCCGTGCGATAGCCGTTCTGACGGTACTCATCCCCGCGCCAATCTGACGGGCAATGGTTTCAATTGATGGCCAGCACACACCTTCGTCATTACTGAAATCAGCCAGGCGGGCCATAATTGCCACGCTGGATAATTTCATGCCTGACGCAGCGCAACCATCCCATACATAGCCGGTTAATTTAGTGCTCATGACCGACCTCTATTTCCCTGAATTTACGACGAAACTGTTCGAGCGGGCTGAAGCACTCATGCTCATAGTCTTCGCGGAGGTAGATAACCCGTTGTGTTTCCGGCTCCCAACGAATGACTCTGACGGGTACTCCGTAGTGATCTTTGAACCAGCGGTTAACTTGTCGCAAAGGACTGTCTCCTTCTGCCGGTTGAAATCACCCACAGCCCACTCTGCAAAGCTGTGGGTTACAATTTCCCTGTCACCTGGTACATTCACTGCATAGCAATATTCCACCTTCGCTTTTCCACCCGGTACAGGAAGCGCAATCAGTTGCGAGCGACGGTAGTGTGTTGTTAAACTGTTCATGCGTTAGTTTCTCCACAACCAGAAGCAATCGACGCCACGACGCCCGGAGCTGCACACTCGCGGGCGTCATTACTTTCTGAAATGCAAAAAATTTTGTAGACAAGTGCTGCATGCTCCTGCAGCTTCGAAATTGAGAGATACAGCTCGTCGTTAATTGCTGTCTTCTCATGCGGTTCCACTACACCGTCTTCGATTGCTGAACGAATCTGTTTTGAATAACTGCCGATCTGTTCAATGACTTCCAGCAGACGCTGGTTAATATCGGCGTTGTCCACATCCTCGACGTCAGGAAGAGACACAAAGACGCCATTTGCAGACTGCGCCACAGCATCAGCAATGAAGTGAGTGCCACCAGCACGCTGTAAAACCATTGCCCATCCCAGCGGGAAAATCTGATCGCCATCTGCACGAAGGCGGTTGAATAAAGCGTTTTCTGTTACATCGAGCCAGTCAGCCGCTTCAGCGTAACCACCCGGCAACGCCGCGATAGTTTTTCTGACAGCTTTCACGTACCACTCAGGCTGTTTTTCTATTTTCCAGTGATGCTTACCCACGATTAGCCTCATCGTTCTGTGGTTAAAAATTGAAAGTGTTCTGCTAATCTTTCGGATAGATATCCGGTCTTAAGTCAGATTTCGTAATTGCACCTGACGTGCATTGCTCAAGTTTTTTAGCCAGCACAAAACTGGCTTTTTTATAGCCATTGAAAACCAGCCGTAAGTAGCCAGGTGTTGAGCCAACTTTTCCGGCCAACTCGCCCTGCTGTTCTTTGGTTAAAGAGTCCCAATACGCTTTCATACAATATGTACCTCCGATGTACATATTACATGATTGAAATGAACCTTCAAGATACTTGTACCTTAACGGTACAAGGGTTTTAATTTCGTTATGAAAACAATCCATGACATCCGGCGGTCTAACGCCAGAAAACTGAGAGATGGTGTTGGCGGGAATTCTTCCTTTGCCACTATGATTGATCGCGAGCCAACCCAGACCAGCAGGTTTATGGGAGATGGTGCTACTAAAAATATCGGTGACAGCATGGCACGACACATCGAAAAATGTTTCGACCTGCCTGTCGGATGGCTCGATCAAGAACACCAGACAACGAACATCACAAAAAAACCTGATGTTTCAATCACTAATAAACAAATCACATTAGTCCCTGTCATATCATGGGTACAGGCCGGAGCATGGAAAGAAGTTGGATATTCTGAGGTTGATTTGAGCACAGCAGAAACGTATCCCTGCCCTGTCCCCTGTGGGGAAATGACTTATATCTTGCGGGTGATAGGTGATTCAATGATTGATGAGTACCGCCCGGGAGACATGATTTTTGTCGATCCTGAAGTACCTGCCTGCCACGGTGACGACGTTATTGCATTGATGCACGATACAGGTGAAACCACCTTCAAAAGGTTGATAGAAGATGGGACACAGCGTTATCTCAAAGCGTTAAACCCAAACTGGCCTGAGCCTTACATTAAGATCAACGGTAATTGCTCTATAATTGGTACAGTGATTTTCTCAGGAAAACCAAGAAGATACAAAATCAAAGCCTAATCAATGTTTATGAACCTGCTTCGGCAGGTTTTTTTATACTTGACAATGTACCTTTGAGATACATAATGTACCCAAGAGAAACAACAAACAGGCAGGACGTCCACGAAGTAGCCGCCTGGGGCATATGAAGTCCAAGATGATTCGTTAGCAACAAAACGCCCATAGGACGCTTCGCTCTTTAACAATTTGAATATTTTCAGCGTCAATGATCTGTTTAGCTCCCTACAAGTAAATGTAGCGTAGCACCATGATAAATCCTGCTAGTGTTTAGTTAAAAATCGCGCGAGAGCAAGAACGACGTGAGGGCAGGCAATATTGATAGTGTTATTGCTATTAGTTTATCAAAAATATTTAGACGACCCAGATGAATATTTTTAATACATACTCCCCCTAATTTAACAGGAGTAAATGTTGATGAATAACGAGACATCTATACTCAACAATTGTATGATATGAACAATTATATAACATAATGTAGGAAAAATAAAAATGGATTGGCATGACCTTATATCAAAGGTAATTATCGGACTTGTTACAGGCTCAATCGCAGCTTACTTAACTGCGCGATATGCACTCGGCCGTTATTATAAAGAAAAATGGTGGGACAAAAGAATAGATTTGTATACGCAATTAGTTGACTGTGTTTATCTTCTAAAAAACACAGCTGACTATTGGTATAAACATGAGTTACATCACGCTTCACAATTCCCAACCTACTTTAGTTACAAATCAAAAGAAGAAAATGAAATCCTTAGCAAATCTTTCTCTAATGAGCTTGAAAAACTCAGTAGAATAGGTGAGCTATCTTCATTATTCTTAACAGAAGAGTGTGGGGATAAAATCCGTTCATTCATTGAAAATGAAGAAAATCTATTTATACAATGGGAGTTTGATAGTATAGAGTTGATAGATGCCCACAAGTCAAGACTTGATAAATTAAAAGTATTACTAGACGATATTATCTCTGAAGCAAAGAGAGAGCTTAAGGTCAATAAAAAACATAACAGCCTAAAGAATATAAAGTGGTCCATAACTATGCCAGACCAAAAAAATGATGAGCCAATTAATTATTACGACAATCATTAAAACACTTTAGAACCCGCTGGGCGGGTTTTATTCAAATATACTTTGCACATCACAAATAAAACTATAACGTCCTTCTTCTTTTCCTAATATCTTATATCTACTTATTTATAAGCGGCTTACAGATCTTCAACAGATAAACCTAATGAAGGCGACAATGTTCTGATGAATAGCCACCTTTTTACTCAACTGAAAGCGCGTTCTGTCCCTTGTCATTAAGTGCCAGTTCGTTAAGTCCAAAACCTCCGGAACGCGCTTTCAATTGAGTGGGGAAAATAACTGGCGATGGCAGCCGCCCGTTGCACTAAGTGCCTCTGGATGGGGCATTTACTGAAACGAAACCAAAACTTTTAATCGCCTTATGGCGAGGGATTCGTGCAACCAAAAATCGTGCGGTGCAGCGCACCAATTAAGGAGAACTAACGATGAGTTTTATCCAGACTCTTACCGGTAAGAAGTTCAATTATATCAACTCCACCATTGACGATATTTATATCGAGGATATCGCCGGTGCGCTTTCAAATATCTGCCGCTTCGCGGGACACTTGCCGGATTTTTACAGCGTGGCGCAGCATTCCGTTCTGTGCAGTCAACTTGTGGCGCCAGAGTTCGCCTTTGAAGCGTTAATGCATGATGCAACAGAAGCGTATTGTCAGGACATCCCCGCGCAACTGAAACGCCTTCTTCCTGACTATAAACGGATGGAAGAAAAAATAGACGCCGTAATCCGTGAGAAATACGGGTTACCCCCGGTTATGAGCACGCCCGTGAAATATGCCGATCTCATCATGCTGGCAACCGAACGCCGCGATCTCGGGCTTGATGATGGCTCTTTCTGGCCTCTACTGGAAGGTATCCCAGCAACAGAGATGTTCAAAGTTATTCCACTGTCGCCAGGCCATGCCTACGGGATGTTTATGGAACGTTTTAACGAGTTATCGGAGTTACGCAAATGCGCATGAATGTTTTCGAAATGGAAGGGTTTCTTCGCGGGAAATGTGTACCGCGAGATCTGAAAGTGAATGAAACGGATGCTGAATACCTGGTGCGTAAATTCGATGCGCTTGAAGCTAAATGTGCGGCACTGGAAAACAAAGTAATACCAGTGTCAACTGAACTGCCACCAGCAAATGAAAGTGTTTTGTTATTCGATGCTAACGGAGAAGGCTGGCTAATTGGCTGGCGTTCTCTCTGGTACACCTGGGGACAAAAAGAAACCGGAGACTGGCAGTGGACATTTCAGGTCGGGGACCTTGAAAACGTCAATATCACTCACTGGGCAGTAATGCCAAAAGCACCGGAGGCTGGAGCATAATGACCACTTTTACCGACAAAGAACTGATTAAAGAAATCAAAGAGCGTATCAGCAGCCTTGACGTGCGAGACGATATTGAGCGCCGTGCTTATGAAATCGCACTCCTATCTCTGGAAGTAGAGCCAGATGAACGCGAATCCTATGAATTATTTATGGAAAAACGTTTCGGTGGCTTAGTAGATAGTCGGAGAGCAAAAAACGGCGATAACGAATACATGGCATGGGATATGACTCTCGGTTGGATCGTCTGGCAACAACGAGCTGGCATTCATTTTTCAACAATATCACAGCAAGAGGTGAAATAATGGAACCATACAGCCTCACGCTAGATGAGGCCTGTCATTTTCTCAAGATATCCAGACCGACTGCCATTAACTGGATACGCACAGGGCGTCTGCAGGCAACACGCAAAGATCCCACTAAGAATAAATCTCCTTACCTCACAACACGACAAGCCTGCATTGCGGCGCTTCAGTCTCCGCTGCATACTGTCCAGGTGAGCGCGGGTGATGGCATAACAGAGGAAAGAAAATGTCACTCTTCCGCAGAGGTGAAATATGGTACGCCAGTTTCACATTGCCGAACGGTAAAAGATTTAAACAGTCTCTTGGAACAAAGGACAAAAGGCAGGCGACAGAACTCCATGACAAGCTAAAGGCTGAAGCATGGCGGGTCAGCAAACTTGGTGAAATTCCTGATATAACGTTCGAGGAAGCGTGTGTCAGGTGGCTTGAAGAGAAAGCACATAAAAAATCACTGGACGATGACAAAAGCCGGATCGGATTCTGGCTTCAACATTTCGCAGGAATGCAACTAAGAGACATTACTGAATCAAAAATTTATTCAGCAATGCAGAAAATGACGAACCGGCGTCATGAGGAAAACTGGAAACTCAGGGCAGAAGCATGCAGAAAAAAAGGGAAACCTGTTCCAGAATACACGCCAAAACCAGCGTCCGTTGCAACGAAGGCTACGCATCTTTCATTTATAAAGGCCCTGCTAAGAGCCGCAGAGCGTGAATGGAAAATGCTGGATAAGGCACCAATTATTAAAGTGCCTCAACCAAAGAATAAACGGATCCGCTGGCTGGAGCCTCATGAAGCACAAAGGCTGATTGATGAATGTCCGGAGCCATTAAAGTCTGTTGTTGAATTTGCACTTGCAACAGGCTTAAGACGCTCGAACATCATCAACCTTGAATGGCAACAAATAGACATGCAGCGCCGGGTGGCATGGATAAACCCGGAAGAGAGTAAATCAAACCGCGCAATTGGCGTTGCGCTGAATGATACTGCATGTCGCGTATTGAAAAAACAAATCGGGAATCATCACCGTTGGGTATTTGTGTATAAGGAAAGCTGTACCAAACCAGACGGAACGAAAGCGCCAACAGTCAGGAAGATGCGGTATGACGCAAACATAGCCTGGAAAGCGGCGCTGAGACGAGCAGGTATTGATGATTTCAGATTTCACGACTTGAGACACACCTGGGCAAGTTGGCTGGTTCAAGCCGGAGTCCCGTTATCAGTGTTACAGGAAATGGGAGGCTGGGAGTCTATCGAAATGGTTCGTCGATATGCTCACCTCGCACCTAATCACCTTACCGAACACGCACGGCAAATAGACTCGATTCTGAACCCATCGGTCCCAAATTTGTCCCAGTCAAGAAATAAGGAAGGTACTAATGATGTGTAACTTATTGATTTAAATGGTGCCGATAATAGGAGTCGAACCTACGACCTTCGCATTACGAATTAGTAGAACCACATTTAACTAACTGTTTTATATAGCCATTACCGCATTCACACGCCTCAAGTTAATGGCACATGCATGAAGATGAAGTATCGTAACAATCCTCGTGCGACACAAAACTGGCACACATCCCATCCCATCCCATCACATCACATCAGGATTACTCCCCACCCCTCTGCGAACTAATGCAGAGTTTTGTGCATCCCGCTTTTATCTCTCTAACCAAATTCTATTGGCTGATAAATTTATATGGCACGCCGTGACGCGTGCCGTCGGGAATGTGAAAAATCAGGGGGCCGAGCTAATACAACCAATATGACTGCACGCGCCCATTCCATCAAAGGTTGGTTTGGGAGAAGCGGCGAAAAGGAATGTGGGGACTGGGGCGAATCAGATACC